TTTTCTTCAACCCATGCCAACATCTTCATAAAGTTTTCTTCTTTGTATGAATTTGATGCAAGTTTCTTAGCCTTTGTATCAGACCAATCACCAGTAATATTTGGATTAGTAGAAGTCTCTGTTGCACCATCCCAAACATATGCGGCTGAGATTTCAATATCTAAACCTTCAAACACTTCTAGGTGATACTCATATGGTTTCTTTTCATCCCATGAATACATGCCAAGGCGAACCCATGACAACATGTGCCAGTTCTTAACTTTCTTTAGTCGAGAACCATTCGTACAGATACCAATCTTTAGACCACGACTATGTGCGTGTGCAATTGCTTCATCTAGTTGTGGATGTAATGTTGGTTCGCCACCGCCTGTAAACTCCATGCCTAGAACACCAAGGTCTGCGAATTGGTCAATTGCAGATTTCATTTGGTCTAGTGTCAACATATCTTTCATTGCACGATTGGCAAAACAACAGAAAGAACAGGTTAGATTACATGGGTTTGCAGGTGACATGTGAAACATTACAGGTTTTGGTCTACCACCATCCTGAATGATTTGTAGTCTGTCCATGTGTTTCAATAACTTAGTTGCGTTACTGGTATAACTGCGACCTTGTACCTTGTCTTCAGGAATTGTTTGTTTCTTTTTCAATATCGCATCAGCATTAATTATTTCCATTATGATACCTTAAATGTAAATTCATATTCAATCTGTGGTTCACTATAAGAACCAACCTCTTCATTATATGTATCTTTCATAAATTTAGGATACACTTCTTTTAAAATATGGTCCATCTCAGCAAAGGCTGCAGACTTATCATAGTAACTTGGTTTACCAGGATGATACATTGATACATCGTGTATCACACCGGCCTTTTGTTTTGTAATTGGTGCAAGAATGATATCAAATCCCCAACCACTCTTAACTTCATGGTATTTCCAAAAGTTCATTAGAGTAGGTATCAGAGATGAATGGAAGAATCCACCCATGCCTTCATTGAAATTTGTTAGACTGTAACTGTAACCGGGAACTTGGTGTAGAATTTGATGTGTTGATTCTGAACCTGCAATGGTTGACAACTGAAACATCTTAATATTTTTTTTCGTTGCAATTTCTAATGCACGATTCACACTTTGGATATCAGTAACTAAGTCATCGTCCCAAAATCCAATGTAATCATAGTCTTTGTAATCAAAGGTGTCTAGGAAATGTTTTGCCAAGTCCCATTTGAAACCTGTGTCTTTAATCAATTGGTCATAGGTGTTCGGTTCAATATCAAAGTCTTTGTACTGATACACAACCGTTTCATAGTTTCGTTGAATACCATTTGTCTTACGCCAATGATTGTCTTTATCATAGGCATCATGGTAGTTAAGTGGAATGCCAACAGGGCAGAAAATCACATTACGCATATTTTTTCTCAATCAATTCTTTCCATCCAGGCACTCTATCATATTGATGTACAATCGCAAAAGGTGTACCATCACTTGTGCATACTGTATTATCTACTAAAATTGGTGATTTGTCAACTAGTTTGCTACCATATTTACCTGCAATTTGTGGACCAGTTGTACCTAGTTGTGCAGCCCATCCTTCTTCTGACATTGTTTTTCTTGCAACATCATGGTATGTTTTCATACCTAGAAGAATATTCCATGCCGCCTGGTCAGGTCCACCACCACCTTCAATATGATGTGAAGTGCCTTGGCATAACATATAGATGTTTAAAAACACATCAAGCATTGTATCAAACTCACCAGAGATAACACCTGCATTGAAAATTAGATTGTCTTTGTATGCATCATGTATCAATGGACCAAAAGACTTCATTAAATTGTGTGTGCCCCAATCTTCATCTTTATAATACATTGACTCGCAAGCAGCATTAATCTTTTTGTCGCCAATATTTTTTTCTAACCAAGTAGATGGGTTTGATTGAAATACAACATCTTTTACATCTGTAGTAATGATGTAACGATATTGACCTTTGAATTGTTTGAGTAGGTACCAAAGGTGTAAAAACCTTTCGACCATGATTGAGAAATCTTTCTTGTATTCAAAACGATTTTCTTTATCGTTCTTTTTAAAGGCAAAGATTGTATATCCTCTTTTTGTTAACTCATCTGCAACATCATAACTGATATCGTAACAAATCATGGCCTTCGTTCCTTCGAAGCCAGACCTGTCTAATGAATTAACCCACGGTTCAATTTTGTCAAAACTGTAACCTGTAATAAAACCAATCACCATATCTTTCATAACAACTCCAATAATTATTTTTTACTTTTATAATCCTTAAATGATTTCAGACCTTGACCCGGTGTATCATTCTTATAATTATTCACTAACGTATCTGTAGCATCTTCACCTGCACCTGAAATTGGAAGTATCTCAGCCTTAGGAATCTTCTTTTCTTCTGTCACACTCTTATGTAGTTTCACGCCAGTTACATCTTGTACCAACTTCCATGCATCTTTATGTTTCTTGTTCTTAACATGGTCATCAAACTTTTTCTTTTGTTCAGGTGTTGCTTTACTTTTAAACTTAATCAATTCCATGATACCAATGTTGCCTGCATATGCGGCCTCTTTTAGTATCTTTCTATTTGATACTACTCTAATTACTGCGTTTGACATTTTATCCTCTGGTCAAGGTGAGAATCTTTTGAATCTGTGCTTCAAGAATTGGTTTACGATTTGGCCAATTAATGTAAGGTTTGTCAGCAGTCTTTAAAAGATTTGATAGAAATGGCATAATCAACTTCTCTACCTGTGCCAATCTGGCCTTGTATTCTTCTACTGTCTCATCTTTTTCTGCGATAACTGCGTTGTATTCTTCTTCTGATACGGCAGAGAATCCAAAATCATTATCACCATACTCAGCTAGAATTTTATTTATATCATATGCCATCACTTACTCCAGTTTTTCTGTGCAGTAAAGTTCAGGTGACTAAACTCAAGTCTATCTACCAACTTAACTGCATTACCTGATAACTTATCAACTGCAACAAAACCTTCGGGATTTGTCACTTTGAAACCATCTTCTGTTTGTACGAATGTACTTGTAACTTGTTTCATCTGTTGTAGTTTCTTAATGACCATACTCTTGGCATCTACCATGCCATTTTGTATATCAAATATGTTCTTCAAATCATTTGCAGCACCACGGAGAGTACGCATGATTTCATTCTTAATCATTGTCTTTTCTCTCTTTGTCTTCTCCATCTTCGCACTAATAATATTATCATTCAATTTAGTCTCAACCCACTTCAATAATTCTCTTGTGTGTGCGGCAGTATTTGTAATTTTTTGGCCTTCACGAACTTTGGTGTTATTAAATGTTTTAATGTATTCTCTGATTGTATCGTTACCAGAAATTCTACCAATAGACATGGTGTTTGTTTGTTTGAATGTTGCACCGATAGTGGACAGAATAGAAGTTATTTGTTTTGTTTCGTCTTCTGTGAATGATGCAGTACCAGAGGCATCGGTGAAATATGCATCACGGAACCAAACATCTTTAGTTGGTGTTAAATTCTTAATGTCAATATTGAATGATGCCTTCATATCTGCAAATGTTTTGCCTGTGTATGAAGTATGAAACACTACACCCATTTGTGCAGCCTGCATCATCTTCGCAAGTTTAGAATCAGATGGCACAGCATAGATTAATGTGTTTGGTTGAAATGTAATATAACTTTCACCATCAAGTGTTTTCTCTGATAGGTCACCCTTTGCAAACATCATATCACCTTGCAAAACACCTTTGATGCCAAGTTTTGGTAGATATCGTAGAGCAACTTTAAGTTTTGCATTAAGACCTTCACCAGAGTGGTTCTTATCAATGTCTGCATCAGTATAATTCAACTTTGCATTTGCATTAAAGACACCTTTTGTGCCAACAAAGAATTTACCATTGTCAGGATTGATACCACAAAAGATTGCAGGTGAACCATCCCACTTTGTTGTGGTGTTTACTTTTGATTGTGAATGGCCAGCAAGCATGTCTCTCAATGCCTGTAAGAAATTAATTGCATCTCGACCACCTTGCACACCACGATTGAGAATTTCATCTTCAAGGTGTTCTAGGTGAAGGTTAGCGCCTTCTTTTTTTGCTTCGGTTAAAAAATCTTTAAATTTACTCATATATTTTTACAAAGTAAGAACTCTGGTTAGTATTTGATGCACCATAAAGGAAAATGTCTGTTGAAAATGAATCCAATTTTGTTAAATTACTCAGCATTATATCTATCATTTTCATACACATATATTTTGAAATAATAAATGATTCTGTGTCTTTTGCTCTTGCTGTAGCAAGTTTTTTAAAATCTGTTTCTGATACCATTTCACCCATTTCGGATTTATTATATTTTATAAAATTTTGACTTTTGAATAATTTTTTATACATTCCATAAAACTCTGTCCAAAATGCAGGTGTGTTGACTTTGTTTACAAGTTCTGATTCAGAATCTCTAAACATACTTTCACCATAATTATTTTTCAAATAAATGTTCACATTACCACCGCCAACTTTACCGCCTGCGGCCGTTGAACCTGAAATTTCACCTTGCCAAGATGGTTTACTTGCGCTACCACTTGTTGCACGGAACTGTACTCTACCATCAC